CTACAAGTGTTCACAAGACCCTGTATATTTTATTGATAACTACTGCTACATCGTACGATCGATCATGGTCTTCAACCATTCAAGCTATACGACTGTCAGAAAGAAAAGGTTGAGTTTATACACTCACACCGTAAAACTATTCTTATGGAAGGTCGCCAGCAAGGTAAAACTACTACCTCTGCTGCGTATATTCTCTGGTATACAATTTTCAACGAATCAAAGAACGTAGCGATTCTGGCGAACAAAGCATCTACTTCTCGTGAGATCCTTTCACGTTATCAGCTCATGTATGAGAATTTGCCTATCTGGATGCAGCAGGGTATTAGAACATGGAACAAAGGTGACATTGAACTAGAAAATGGATCCAAGGTATTTACCGCAGCTACTACTGCAGCTGGTATTCGTTCTAAGTCTGTTAACTTACTCTACATCGACGAAGCTGCTATTATTCCAAACACAGTAGCGGAACAATTCTTTACTTCTGTTTACCCTACCATTTCTGCGGGTACTACATCTAAGATTCTTATTACCTCTACGCCACTTGGTTACAATCACTTTTGGAAATTCTGGAACGATGCTGAAAATGGTCGTAACGACTTTAAGTCTATGTTTATTCCTTATTGGAAGATTCCTGGACGTGATGAGAAGTGGGCACTGGAGCAAAAGCGTCAGCTTGGAGATCTAAAGTATAACCAAGAGGTGCTGTGTAAGTTCCTTGGTTCTGCTCTAACTCTAATCAATGCAGATGTTATCGCAAGACTATCTTATAATAATGCAATCTTTAGTAATGAGGGCTTAGACGTTTACAAAAAGCCTACCAAAAACCACACTTATGTTATAGTGGCAGACGTTGCTAAGGGTGTTGGTGGAGACTATTCGGCATTCTGCGTGGTAGATATTACTGCAGCACCCTATGAAGTTATAGCTAAATATAGAAACAATAACATTAGCCCATTGCTGTATCCTAACGTAATCTACAAGGTTGCAAAAGAATACAACAATGCCTACGTTTTATTAGAAACAAATATCTCGGAACAGGTAGCCCACATCCTCTATCAGGAATTAGAGTATGAGAATATGCTATTTGTTTCTAGAGCAGGTGGAACTCAGCATGTGTCTAGCGGCTTTGCGGGGTCCACATTACAGTATGGTGTAGTTACTGACAAAAAGGTCAAGCGAGTTGGTTGTCATAACTTCAAGTCTCTTGTAGAAGAGAATAAACTACTTATTATGGATGCTGATATCATCTCTGAGATATCGACATTTATTGAGACGAAGAATAGCTACGAAGCTGATGACGGATATCATGACGACTTAGTTATGTGTCTTGTATTGTTCAGCTGGTTAACATCTAATGCGTATTTTAAAGACCTAAATAATATCAATCTAAGGCAATTAATGTACGATGAGAAGATTAAGGCTATAGAAGAACAGTTGACGCCGTTTGGATTTTATAACGACGGCAATGATACCGAAACTCTCTACAATTTTTAAAATATCAAAAAAGATAAATAAGTTGTAGGCTGGCGCCTAAAAGCGCATAATGATAAAACAAGGCAAGGAGAAAATACATGGCTAATTTATTAAGTCCAGGCGTGCAAGTAGTAGAGAAAGATCTAACCCAGATCGTTCCTAAAGTTTCTACTTCACGTGGAGCATACGCTGGAAGATTTAACTGGGGACCAGTACTGGATCCACAGTTGGTGTCTAATGAACCTGAGTTGGTAACCGTATTCGGTAAACCAAACAATGACACTTACGAGTCTTTCTTTACCGCAGCAAACTTTCTGCAATATTCTAATAGTATGTACGTTAGTCGTGCAGACTCTTCCAACCTAAAGAATGCTGTTGCAAAACCATCCTCTAGCGTTGAAACTATCACACTTAATATTGTGAGTGGAGTAGTTCAAGCTGGTAGTGGATATACTAGCGTTCCAAACGTCCAAATCAGTGCACCAAATACATTCGACGGACAACAAGCAGTTGCAGTTGCAGTATTGCAAGGTGCTGGCTTGACTGTTGTTGCAGAATCTGGATCAAACTACTTACCTACAGCTCTAATCCTTACTCCTGGTACGGGTTTTACTGTTGGTATGAAGGTTCTGTTTAGCGCACCACAAGAGACAGTAGACTCAACTGACAATAATGGTGTTGTTACACAAGTATTGCAAACAGCGCAAGGTGAAATTTCAGAACTTACCGTTGGTACTGGTATCGCTAAGATTAAAGTTACTCAAATTGGCGCAGGTTATACTGCTCCAGCAACTATTATTGGTATCACTAATCCAGATGGTTCTACCGTTCCAGTTAATACATTCACACACGATCCAATTCCAGTTGGTAGTTCTGCGCTGAAATCAATCCAAGTGACTGTTGAAGGTTCTGGATATACTAGCGTTCCAACTGTTACTGTTTCTGGTGGTGGTGGTGCAACTCAAGCTCTGGCGACTGCTACTATTCTTCCAGTTGGTATCAAGATTCGCAATAAAGATCACTATGAGCAAAACTTTATCGATGGTCAAGGTAACTTTGGTGCAGTAGCTGCAAAGTATGCTGGAACATTAGGTAACTCATTGCTATTTGCAATGGCAGATAACGCTACTTTTGATATTACTGCTGATGGTCGTTTCTTTGCTAGAACTCGCGTCGATCGCTATGAGTCTAATATAGAAATCTCTAGAGTACGTAGATTAATTCCAGCGGCTTTCCCTGGCTCTTCTGCGTCATCTACCTTTACCTTAGGTTCTTCTACGTTTGTTGGCAAAGGTATAAGAACTTCTGCCACCAATACAAAACGATCTGGTGCAGCTGCTGGTGTGCAATCTTACGCCAACATCGAGTTAGGACTTGTTCGTTCAGTAGAAGCTGGGACATTTATTAAAGTTACATTGGCACAAGCTAATCCATACTTAAAGGGTGTTCCAAATAATCAATTCATTACTCCTGTATTGCAAGGCGCAAACATTACATTGAACCGTACTGGTTTGGCAGCTACCGTGATCGGAACCTTTGATGGTTACGCTAAAGTTTGGAATACTACAACAGATCAATACGAAACAGATCTTCAAAGTTTCTATATCAGACTTAATACATCTGGTATTGCGCAAACTTTCGCTACAACTGGTGCTGATGTTCTAAGTATGTCAGAAATTGCTGGTGGTATTGTTACTACACCCCAGATGATTAAAGGATACACCTACACTATTAACACTGCAGGTACTACTAACTTTACAACGTTAGGTGCTCTAAATAACAATCCAGGCACGTCATTCACATATAATGGCGTTAGAACTGGTTTGGGTAACGGTTCTGTACGTACTATTGCTACTGTTGGTGCTATTCGCCGTGTAGAAAAAGTTGAAGTTTTGAACATGGCTACTAACAACAAAGCAGAAGCAATTGACGCTGTTTGCGATCGTGAGTGGAGATATAGCAAAGAGTTCACTCGTGTTCCAGGCACATCTACCTACGCACAAAATGTTGGTGGCGCAAACGATGAAGTTCACATGTTGTTGATTGACACTACTGGTGCTATTACTGGCGCTGCTGGTACTATCATTCAGAAATGGGAAGGTGCTTCTAAAGCAGTTGATGCCAAAGCAAGCAACGGAACTTCTTCTTACTACAAGAACCTAATCAATAATTCTGGCTGGAT